AGACAGTTTTGTAAGTCGTTGATAGTAAACAAAACTTTCTTCGCACTAGATTTATTATGTCTAATGTCCCAGCAGGATTTTTGGTTTTTCTTATTGAGACTGCATTGAGACCCGCCTTGTGGGGAACTCCGAAACTTTTTTTCCTTGATACATCCCAAATAAAAACTGAACCAAAAATCTTGACTTCCTACTATTTTCTCCCATGATACGACATAAATGAGTAAGACTATAGGAAAAGTTAAAGTATCTTTTGAAAGGAAGGTTAGGTTAGCTAGTGGTTGTTTTGGTTATCTGGATTTATTATACATAGAGTATGATGGTAAGTATTTCTGGAACACATATTTTGCCAATAAGGAGGAGAGTATGTTGAGTGCTTTCAGGAAGAGTAAGGAAGTGGTAAGATGGAGGTTAAGGGATTTGGTTAAGAGGAAAGAGGGTAAATGAGTAAAGAGCAACACATAGAAGATATATTAGCAAGGCGAGACTATCCAGAAATAGACGTTCGCAGTATCCTTCGGGCTATATATCAGAATAGCGAAGAGCCTTTCCTTAGTTCTGGATATGAATGGGGAAATAAGCCTCATAGGTTAATGAAGGATTGTTGTTGTCATATATCGAAGTTGGAGGGAGAGATTGGAGTATTGAAGGCAGAATTGAATCACGCATTGATTTATTTGGAGGAATATAGGGATTCTAATTATACCAAGGAGATACAAGATTTGGTTGATGATATTAATAGAACGCTTCACATTGAGAAATGAGTAAAGACCGAGACAAGGCCGTAGAGATGGGCTTCCTGAAGCCTGTGAAGAAGGCCACGAATGCTAAGGGTAAGCCTACAACTGTTAAGGCACGTAAGGAGGCATCTGTAGCTCATAGTGCAAAGAAGGTATTAGATAAGCAGGAGACAACGCTTACGGAGACCGAAGAGAGTTTATTGGCACATCATTTGTTAAAGAAGTGGAATGTTGAGCCATTAAGGATAATAGCGGAAATAGCTATGAACGGAGAGAGTGATGCGGTGCGTTTGAATGCGGCTAAGGATCTAGCAAACAGGGAGGGTAAGTATTTGGAGCAGAAAGCTGTGGAGAAAGTGGAGCATAGTGGACAATTTGAGTTCAATATAAATATACAGGGACCATATAAGATGGACGATATGAAACCGGCAATAGGAGTGGAGAGTGAATGATGAGTATAAATAATATAGCGAATCCGGCAAATCCGATTAATATAGCGATGAGAAGTTCTACTTGTGAGACTACTGGTGATATTGGTTTATTGGTATTGTTTATTGGATTAATTTTTTTAATTTATTTCTGTCAGATATTATTTTGCTTATTTCTGTTAATTGATGACTGTTTTGAAGATAAGATGGAGTTCCTTTGGACAATTAGTCCTTTGTTTATTCCATATATTATTGTTAGGAAGTTTTTAGAGTTATGAAGACAGGTAAGGAGAGTGAATGAGTAGCACATGGAGTCCTTGGAAGTGTATGAGTGAGGTTAGGTATGTAATACGAGAGTGGAAGAGTGCCTATAATCCTTTGGAGGTAAAGCGTAGGGTCTTGCAGCAGAAGTGGTGGAATGAGGCTACTGGTGAGATTGAATAGAGAGATGTTGAAGAGGTTGAGGAATAGATATGTTTTGCCAAGATGATATAGGAGTCTGCTTAAAATGTGGACATGACAATGAGGTAATATTCGGTGAACCCTACAAGTGCCTTAATTGCGATGAAGAGGTTGAAGAGATTGAAGAGGATAAAGAATGAAGTGGAATAAGACTAAAGAGGTATCACCTAAGCGTAACGGCAAGTATGTGGTATATACTAATCGAGATGGTATGGACTACTTGAAGTATAAGAAGGACAAGTGGTATAAGTTTCTGGACGATGTGACTTATCCAGTGAAGTCACCGGAGTATTGGTATGAGATAATAGATGGACCTTGGGTATGAAGATAATTAATAAATGTATATTGGAAGATACTATAATGTATCGCCTTGATGAGATGGTAGCTGCTGAGAAGTATGAATATATGGGTCAGCATAGCCTGAAGGTGGAATTTAGCAACGGTAAGAACCGGATGTTTCATGTATCTAGTAAGGAGGAATTGGATATTGTATTTGAGAGTATGCTCAGGCAGCTTGGATGTTTACCGGCACAAGAGGAAGTTAAGAATAGTGTTCCCACTAAGAGGGCTAAGAAGAGCATAGGGAATAAGGTTTGAATTTAGCGCAGAGAGTAAAGACGTTAAGGCCGAAGTATCTTCCACCTTGGAACGGTGATATACCTTGGGATTTTGAACCTAGAGAATACCAGAAGAGAGTCTGGAATTATTTTTTAGAGAAGAAATACGGTGGACAGGGAGGCAAGAGGGCTACATTAGTCTGGCATCGGAGAGCAGGGAAGGACTTCTTTGCATTCCAATGGTTAGTGAGATGCTGCATGGTTAGACCTGGGACCTACTGGCATATTTTTCCCAACTACGCCCAAGGGGAGAAGGCTATCTGGAAAGGTAGGACGAAGAAGAAAGACGGTAGTGCGGAGTGGCGTTATCTTGATTATATACCGATAGAGGTGCGTAATATAAAAAACGGAGGTGACGGTGTTAATAATGCGGACCTAACTGTTACGTTTAATCCTAACCTTGGAGGATCTATATATTCTGTGGTTGGTGCTGATAAGCCAGAGTCACTAGTTGGAGCAGGTGTATCAGGGGTGGTATATAGTGAGTATGACCTTATGCCTAGAAACACTCACAGTTTAATTCAGCCAATGTTAAAAGAGGCTGACGGTTGGGCTATGTTTCTTTATACGCCTCATGGAAGGAATCATGGTTACGATCACTGGCAAAGAGTTAGAGCGTTGCCACAGGAGAAGCATTATAGTGAATTGCTTACTGTGAGGGATACATTGCAGTGGACAGGATACGATATCGATGAGCTTATAGAAGAGGCTAGGTCTGAGGGTATGAGTGAAGAGAAGATACAGTCAGAATACTTCTGTTCATTTGACGCTCCACAGGAAGGGGCTATCTATGGATCGCTACTTCTCGAGATGGAAAAGAATGATCAGATTGGTAAGTATCCTTGGAATTATGAGTTTCCGGTAAATACTGCCTGGGACTGGGGTATGGATGACCACTGCGTAATCTGGTTCTTTCAAATAATAGGAGACAATGTATATTTTATTGACTATTACAGAGATCATGGTAAAGGCGTTGGAGAATACGCGAAGGTTCTAAGGGAAAAGGCATATACATATGGAGAGCATTATGTGCCTTGGGATATGAATGTGAGAGAGTCAACTGGGATTACCAGATTGGAAAATGCTAGGAAGTATCAATTAAATATGACACTCAATCAGAGAACTAGCGTTTTAGATAAGATCGAGGGTGGTCGTGTTGTACTCAGGCATTGTAAGATAGACTCTGAACTTTGTAAAGACGGAATAGCTGATCTTCGTGATTACAAGCGTGAGTATGATGATAAGACGAGTCGCTTTAAGGATAATCCCTGCCATGACTATGCTTCTCATGGAGCCGATGCGTTTCTGGAAGCCTGTAAGGTGGTTAGGTTTGTTCGACAGAGGGCTAATAAGAGATTGCCTAGTAACTACAAGAAAAAGCCGTATAGTATAAATATTTGACAAACAATGTAATTGCACTAGATTACTTTTTATTATGGCATTTGGAGGAAGATTATCATACGCACAGAGATACAATCAGCAGGTGGACTTATTGTATGATCGTGCAGCAAGTCAGGGAGTTAGTCAAGCTGACGCTTATCAGGCATTAAAGACGCAAACTAATAATTTTTCAAGCATACCAAATGTAGATCACGTAATTACATCTAGTGCAAAAGTAGGTGCAACTGCTGATTTAACACAGATAAATTTACCTAGCCCTCCACAGGCTGCACCTGCTGCACCTGAACCACTTCCACCCGCACCGCCTCCACCTCAGATTCAGGAAATGCAGATCCCAACTCGGGAAGTTGCCTTTATAGAAGCAGTTAAGAGAAGGGCGGGAAACAGTGAAGCTTTAATGTCAGCACTTCCTCCAAGTAGACCAGGTGGATTATTAGAACCTGCAACACTCCAAGGGACCGGAGGATTAAAAAGAAGGTCATTGACTAGATTAGATGACGAGGAAGAGGAAGAAGATTTAATAACATTATGAGTTGGCTATCTGATTTACACAGTAAGGCGCAAAGTTCTTTTCGTAGGCGCGAAAATTTTGATTCCCAATGGGATGATGTTATTAGGTTTATTCGGCCTAATTCTCCAGAGTTCAACCAGAGAACAGTCTCGGGTGACGTTAGGGGAGAAGAAATATTTGACGGGAGTGGTATTCAGGACTGCCAACAATTTGTATCTGGACTATACTCAAATTCTGTAGCAGGTGACTGGTTCAGGTTAATACTTAGGGACTCAGCCAAGATGGAAGATCCTTATGTAAAAGAGTATTTGGAAATAGTTAAGAAAACTCTATATGACTATTACGATGATCCAGAGACTATGTTCACACTTTCTATCCCTGAAGCCTATTGGGATATAGCAGCATTTGGGACAGCCGTTGTGTATCAAGACTTTATGGAAGGTCAATTGATGCTAAGAACCTATCCTCTCAGTAAATGCGGAATAGAAGAGAATCACAGAGGATTAGTAGATGAGGTTTACATAAAAGACTCATGGACTATAAAGCAATTGATTCAGGAATTTGGTGAAGAGAATATTCCAGAGAATGAAATCAAAGCAGACGATACGGAGAAGCTTGATCTTATTCATGCGGTAATACCTAGCGATCTAAGGGTATTAAATGGAATTAATACTAAAGGAAAACCTTATACATCGGTTTATTACTTAGAGAAATATGCAGGGGAAAAAGAAGCGAAGCCACTTAGAGTTAAGGGATTTGATCAATTTCCCTATCATGTGCCTCGCTGGACCAAGATTGCCGGAGAGACTTACGGAAGAGGACAAGGTCTTATGGCAATCCATGATGTGCGCTGCTTGCAAAAAATTATGTCCAATTTACTTGAAGCAAGCGAAAAAGCAGTAAATCCAATTATTGTTGCTAATGAGTCTGCTATTATAGGTGACGTATCTATGGAGCCAGGCGATGTAATCTACGTGAATAACCTCGGGCAAACTGGTAGACCAATTGAGCAAGCATTTGTTCATGGTGATATACCTGCCGGTTATGAGATGTTAGAGCGCGTGAGAAATCAGGTAAGGGATTATTTCTTTGTTAATACTATTATTAGGCCAAAGAAAAAAGAACGTCAGACTACAGTTGAGATCGCAGATGATAGAGATGAGATGATGAAGCAACTCTCTCCAATGACATCTCGCATGGAAAAAGAATTATATTCTCCTATGATCAAAAGGTCTATTTTCTTATTGGACAAAAAAGGTATTCTTCCAGAACCTCCAGAGGGTATCACGCTAAATGATATTAAAGTATTTTTCACCTCTCCAAGTGCTAGGGCGCAAAGAGGATATAAGGTAGCATCGATTAGGCAATATGTTCAGATAGCTACAGAGATGGCAACAGTAGACCAACGAGCATTAAAAGCAGTTGATGGAGTTGATGCTCTACAAATAGTTGCAGATGAATTGGAAGTTCCAAGCACAGCCAAGAGAACA